ATAAGGATACGCTAGGTTAAACTCCACCATCATTATAGGTACAGTACCCTGGTAAGCGCATATAGTTAAAACTGAAGCTGCAGCTAGATATCCCGATACTAGCGTATTACTACAGTCAGTATATTGGTAAAAGGCTTGATCCGTCGGGTGCGGGTTTCTTAACTGCCATTCGTTACAAGTAGGAGTAGGTACGGTTGCGTCTTGCGTTACCTGTACTACGCATCCTATCTCGGTACTAGTTTCGGAAGGAGGTCTAAAGTCGTTACTATCGTAGGTTACGAATACTACTACGTTATGAGTAGTCTCTACCTCTACCGTAGAAAAGCTACTAGGCTCTATTCTATCGAACGTTCCTACCGTTACCGTAGGGTTAGTTACCGTTCCGTCAGCTGCGATAGCTAGACCGGTTATCTCGGTATCGGCACAGGTAAACCTAGGAAGCTCCGTAGGCGGGCTAGGCTCTGTATTAGTTATCGTAAAAGGAGATCTTGCTTTTATAATCATTCCTTCCTAGTTTTAAAATCTATATTCTTTAAGCTAAACTCCATAAACTCTACCATATCTAAGCCGTAAGACTCTTTAAGTCTCTCGTCTAGATCTCCGTAGGCTTTCTCGAAAGGCTTAGTAAAGAATAGAGAAGCCTTTAAACCTTTATTCTTAATAGATCGAGCTAAGATAAACCCTATACTCTTATAGCTTAAATAACGACCTTTAACGTCTCGAAATCTAAGTCCTTTATGTTTAGCCCATTTAGCTAAAGACCCGGTAGCAGCTTCTAATCCTATTAGGTTAGAAGAAGTCTTATAAGAGAAAGGAGTATTTCTATTTTCTACGTAGTTACTTTTAACTCCTCTTACCCCTTTATCCTGGTATAACCCGTACTCTTCCATCGTTATATTAACGCTTATAGAGTTATCGTAGACTTCCGCCTTACCTTTAATACTATCGTAGAGCTTCTTATTAAAGTTCTTCTTACCTCTAGTAAGATTAGCTCTAGACTCCTTTACGATATAGTTCTTAAAGTTATTTAAGACCTGCTGGGTATATCCTTTAGTTAGCATATCGTCATATCGTTTTGTACTATTACGTCGATAGTAGCTACCCATCCGGCTAGTTTATTCTCGAAGCGATCTACGAAAGGCTCGCAGTTTACGTTCCCCTCTACTTGGAATTTATCGCTATATAAGTCTCCTCTCTTTAGAATAGTTACTAGTCTATTAATAACCGCTAACTGCGTATTAAGTACGTCTTGCTCGTTATCGTTACCTATAAATAAATCCGTAACCTCTTCCTTAGATACGTCTACGATATCCATCGCTAGTACGCTAATATTAAAAGTAAGGGTATTAGACCCTACCGTAGTATTATTTACTATTACGTGGGAGAGCGGAAAGATAGTAGACTTATTTAAGTCGATATCGTCTATACTACCGAAGCTTACCGTATTTACGAAAGGCTCAGCTATTAGAGTATCCTTTATCTTTTCCGTTACGTTATAAAATCCTTTCATTTTTTACTTCTTATTAATTCCGCTTCTATTTCGTTTTTCTCTTTCTCGAAAGCTAAGTATAGTAGACATTCGTGTACGTTCTTTCTAGTTACTTCGTCGAACCGTAAAAGGTCTCCTTTAGCGATCCCATATATTGATTGATAGAATCCATACTTTCTTCCAAACTGAGCCGTTCTTGAGAAGTTAGACTCTCTGGTAACTCCTTCTTCAAATAGCTCAGGGTAGTTTTTAATAACTCGTTGCTTAAACTGTAAAAAAAAACCGTAGTACCGAATACGATATTTAAAGGTAACTTCTTAAAACTCTCTGCGTTCTTAGTTCCCTCGTAATCCTCTATAAGGTATCTACCTCGGCTCTTATTAGTTATAGGTCTATATAAGATAGACATAGCTTTATGCATACTATCCCAGTCTCCGTAGGTCTCGTCTAGGTCTACGTACTCTCCTAAAGTCATATCGTCTAGGTTAGGAATAAATCCGTATTCTACTCCTTTAAAGGTAAAAGTCCTAGTTAGCTCCGGAGTATTCTCGAAGACTTTATTTAAGCGTCCTATAATATCGCTAACGCTAGAGTACTTAATCTTTAGCGTATCCTTTAGATCTAGACCGCAGAAGATCTCTACCGTCTTATGGAGTAAAAAGGTACTATCCTTATTATCCTCCGTATTAATCTTACTAAACTTCTGGTACTGCTCTAGAGTAATATCTTCTAGAGAAGTAGGTACTTCTATTTCTACTCGCATATATATATAATAAATTTAACTCTACTTTGTATAAAAGAAAAGAGGATAGTATCTCTACTACCCTCCTCTCGCATTACTAACTAACTTAATTATAAATGAAAATCTTTTACTAATATATAAAACTTTTTTAATAATTCCTATAAGCCCAGAGATAAACTTCGTCGATTTTATTATAAAGGCTTACCGGATCTTTTTGCGAAAAGATATCCTTACCCTTAATTATATCTCCTCTAACGTCTACCTCTAGCATTACGTCTTGTAGCTTTCCCGGATTTAAAGGTTTTATATTAACGTATATACCTTTCTCCCAGCAAGCCTTTCTAATCTTTACCGGATCTTCTAGTAATTCCATATATAAAGAGCGGTATATAAAGCGGTATAATAACCTATAAACATCATACTTAAAAAAAGTAGGGTATCTAACGCAGCTTTCCTTAAAGCCTTACGATTATCCTTAGCGGTAATCTCTTTTAAAATTTTACTCATATCTATTTATTTAATTATTTATCTATTATAACATTTTTGTTATATCATACTAGCGTTAAAACAGTCGGTACTACAGTACCCGTCTCTACTAGTCTCTTTCCCACACTGGGGACATTCGTTAGAAGGCTCTAAGCTTTCTAAGTATCTATCGTATTCGTCTTCTATATAACACATATTATAGTTTTTTACCGCATAGAGGGACTAACTCCGTAAGATACTCTCCTTTTACGTGGAAAGTCTTATTACCCCTTTTAGCGTAATGGTTTAACTTCTCTAGCTTTCTACTAGCATAACAAACCGGTGCGTCTTCCGGTACTATCCCTTTTTCGATAGGAATAGAACCTATATACTTTTTAGTAATAGGATCTAATACGTCTAAATGGTAACCTAAGTCTTCGAATATTTTTCTCATATCGTTTATTATTATAATGCTAATATATAAGGTATTTTATTAATAACCTAATACTTATTAACTTTTTTTAATAAATATAGTAGCTTCCCTTATTTGGGTTTTCTAAAGTATCGGTAAAGATATACCTCGCAGCGTCGATACAGTCGGGATGCGCTCCCGTAGGTTTATTAATGGTATTACCCTCTTTATCCTTAGCCCATACGTAGCCTCTTAGCTCTCGCTTTAGGTTCTTACTTCTACGGGTAATGTAGATCTCGTTTTGGTTTATTAGGTTTATCCCGTAGACTACGGAGTCTCTTCCCTTAGATACCCCGGTTATAAGATGACCGTACTGAGATAGCTCGGCTATACTCTTAGGCTCGGCGGAGTCCGCTACTATTCTCTCGGTTATTCCTTCGGAGGTAAGAAACCTAGATATATCTCTATTTAGCATACCCTTCTTATAAAGAAGCTCGTCGAAGATATAGTAGTCGTTTAGTTTATATAAAGCGATACAAGTGGTAGGATCTACCGAGTAGCCAAAGTCGATACCATATCCGAGTAGTCTAGCTTCTTCCGGTACGCTATCTATCTCTTTCCAGTCGGGTATACAAGCTCCTTCTAGGTTTCCGATCTCTCCGAGTCCATATACTCGCCACCAGTTAGCCCAGTAGCTAGAGGTATTAGCTTTCTCCTTAGCTTTCTCTATTTCTTTTACGATACTATCCGGGAGGCTATCGTTATCCTTATAAGTAAGTGTTATAAAGTCGCTATCCGGGTTTCCTATTATTTCTTTATCTACCCAGAAGATAGAAGCAGGGTTATAGTCTAGCCATATAGTCCCGGAGGTACGCACTACTAACTGGCTATAAGCATCGAAGGGTACGTTATTACATTCGTTTATATAGAGGTCTGTCCTTCTAGCTCCCCGAAGTTTATCCGGCTGATCCGTAGAGAAGAACTCTATATAGCTCCCGTTACTAAAAGTATATTTTAGAGTAGATCTATTAAACTTACTCTCGTCGTATCTATTAAGTCCTTTTAGGATATTAAGGAAGTCTTTAAGCGCACCTCTTCTTAGGTGTGGTATACTCTCCGATACTACGCTTATCTCTTTCC